TGCTGAAGCTTTTCAACACCTCTGGTGGTGCGGACAAACTGATCGGCGTATTCCAGAGGCTGACAAGCTCCGCTACCGATTTCTTTGAAAGCCTGGTTAAAAACCAGTCCTCAATCGGAAGCGGGTTTCAGACGCTGGTGGATACAGTCCAGTTCCTGGGTAATGGCATTACGGCTGTGTTCCGAACCGTCCAGACTGCTGGCGGTGTTGCCGTTACGTTCGTTGCAGCTACGTTGGCCAACTTCCTTACAGTGGCGGCGAAGGTTACCGAAGGGCTGAATAAAATCGGCGTTGTCAGTGATGAAGCATATGGAACGCTGCAGGCAAAAGCTGATGCGGCCAATGCCACCGTTAATGCACTTGTTGATCAGACGGCTGAGTATGGCAGGAAGGCTCAGCAGGCAGGGAAGGACGCGGCCAACGCATTTGATAACAGCGCAAAGGCTGCGAAGAAAACTGGCGAGGAAATAGACAACACGGTTGCCACGCTGAAGCCGCTGCCGGAGGCATTGAGAAAGACGGGTGACGAAGCCTCTAACACTCTGGAAAAGCAGGCTGTATCAGCGGAGCGCTCTAAGAAAGCGCTGGAGGAAATGGGGCTTGAGGCAGGCCGTGCGCTGGGCGGTATCAGCCAGGATGCGAAGGAGTCTGTCGCCGGGCTTTCTAACGTTGCCGATCGGATCAACAGCCTTGGCGCCACCAGCAAGCAGAGTGCTGAAATACTGCGCAACGGCATCAGCAAGGCGCTTGAGGATATCAGCACTGCCGAAGAATTCGACCTGATCGAAACCAAGGTCCGTGAGCTTTTTGCTGAAGATAAGATTGATAACAGAGCGCTGGATCAGGCGTTGGCAAAAATCAAGGAACGGCAGAAGGAGATCGCCACCGGTACCGATAGCGTCAAGGACAGCGCCACGGATGCAGGCAAGGAAGTCGACAAGCTGGCGGAGAAAACCAAGGCGGCTGGCGACCAGGCGAAGGATGCAGGCAATAAGTCACAAGGTGCCTTCGATGGTTTTGGCGCTGTTATCTCCAATGCCCGGCAAAGCGTTAGTGCCCTGAGTGATGCTGCGCGCACGCTGTTTGAGCAGCGTTTCCTTGGCAACGACTTTACGCCCTCAATGGATTCCGCGCAGCAGCGGCTGGATGCTGTCAACCAGGAAGTGGCCAGGCTCGACAGCTCGGCAAGGCGCCTTCGAAACAACACCTTTGCTGACTACTTCACCAACGTCGCCCTGCAAGCCGCGCGGGTGAAGCAGGAATTCTACGAGCAGGCGGTTGCCGCTGAGCAGCTGCAGGAATCCGTAGAAAGTGGCGCTTTCTCGCTGGAGCAGCTGGCCAATATCAGTGAGCGATCGGCTGACAAGTTCAACCTCCTGGATAACCAGCGGCTGTCCGGCCTGCAGTCCGCCATCGATGCCGCCCGCTCAAAGCTCGAATCCCTCAACTCTTCTGCCGAATCCACGCTCAACAGCCTGCGCCAGCGGCTGGCGGATATTCAGGGCGATACCGAAGAGGCGCAGCGCCTGCAATACGAAGCCGAGCGGAAACGCCTGCAGCAACAGCTGGAGCAAGCCCGGCAAGCGGGTGCCGACAATGCCGCTGCGGACTACGCCCGCGCCCTGGAACAGCTAGAAAAAATCAACAAGATCGAACAGCAGAACCGGCGTGAGGAAGAAAACGAACGCGAACGGGCAGCTGCCGATCGCCAGCGCCAGCAGGAACAGGCGGAGCGGGAGCGCCAGCGTGAAGAGAGGGAGCGCAGCACAACCACCAACCGACAGCAGAGCCAGGCCAGTTCACCCAGGCAAACCATCGTTCTGCAAACACCCAGCGGAGGCCAAACGGAAGTGGAAACATCGGACCCGGACGGGTTCCTCAGTGTGCTTGAACAGGCCGGACTCAGGAGCGCTCAATGACCCTGCCAATAACACTCAGCGATGGCACCACGACATTGACGTTGCCATCCGATCTGGACTGGCGTGATGAATTTGCGTGGACGCCTGTTGAGCACAGTACCGATTACAGCGGCACCGGAAGCCTGATTGTTCAGGAAGGCGAGCGTCAGGACGGCAGGCCAATCACGCTGTTCGGTGGCCGCGATGCCGCTTGGGTATACCGGGCTTTGTTGCTGCAGCTCCATGCCATGGCGAGTCTGCCTGATCAGCAATTTACGCTTTCGCTTTGGGGTACAGAATACAACGTCATGTTTCGGCGCCCGGCAATCGAGGCTGAAAAGATCAATCGCGCACCGAATCCCGATGCGGACCACCGGTATGCAATCACACTCAACTTTATGGAGATCAACCCGTGACCATCACCAACGAGCAGATAGTACTTGCTGAGAGCCAGGTCATGGCCGATACCGAGGACGGCGGCGGCCGCATGAGCGGGAACGTCGTCGAGGAAGGCGCAGTAAATAACACCATGCCGGATGTCTCCCGGCTCGATCGGGTTTATGGTCGGGTCAACATGCGTAAAGGGTTCCTCTCCGTTCGGTCACCGAATCAGGACACTCTACTCGGTGCGCATACGATCGCGCTCCGAAACCCGGCTGATCCCAGAGTGGGGGTCACTCTGTTTCAGACTGGCAGCCACACGGACAGGCGGGATGCAGCCCGCGATCGCATCGAGTCCTATGTCGTTAAGGCCACCGAGGCCAACTTCTGGCTTTGGGGCGATCAGCTCGAGGGGCAGCGCGGGATATCCGCACTGCAGCGGACGGACGCAATCCCTCCGGAGACGGGAGAGGTCTACGCCCTCAGCGAGGGATCGACCGAGCAGTATGTCAGGGTGACCGAGGTCGAGGTCGCGACACAGTCCTTTACGATCCAGGTCGGCAACGACTTCAGGGACTTCGACCTCCAGACGTTGCAGATCTCGCTGGCGAACCAGCTTGAAACCGACTTTACCGGATCGGATCCGCGCCCGACCGGTAAGGAAGCGGGCGCGGCCGCAATCCTGACGACTCAGGTCGCCGATGCCGCTCGTTACTACGGGGCGAAAAAGCTATCCGTAAGCGCGGCTCCCGGGGACCTGACGGCGCAGCTCGAATCGGTCTACAACAACCTGGTTCCGAGCGCACAGAGCGAAACCGCTCTTGTCGACCGAAACGGCGGGCCAGGTCGGATCCCGGTCGTGCCTGCCTCCGCGAGCACGATCTCGGTCGACGCCGACGACGTGAATCTCGACGGCGAAAACTATGCCGTGTATTACACCGGCCGCGCGATCGTTCCCGGCAGCCTGGTTGTGTCAGGAAGCAACGGCAACTATGCCGACGATGGCGGAAAGCTCGAGCATACGGGCGGCAGTAACTATGTGGTGGAGTCGATCGTCGACTATGCGGAGGGAGTCGTTCGCATCAGATACGACCTCAGCAGCCGGAGAAACGCTCCTATTACGCTCACATTCATACCTGGTGCGGCGTTCTCTCAGCAGAGCTACACGGCGTCACAGGAGGTTACGCTCCAGACTCGATCCCTGACCTGGGTATTCCAGCCTCGGCCGATCCCCGCACCGGGGACGCTGATCGTTGAGTATCGGGCGCTCGGTCGCTGGGCAACGCTTCGGGATCTCGGCGACGGGAGGCTCTCCGGAGACGGTACCGGCCAGATCGACTACAGCACCGGCACGATCAATATCACCATGGCCGCACTTCCGGATGTGGGGACCGAGATCATTTACTCCTGGGGCGATGACCAGTCTTTCGATATCCAGGACGGCACAAGCGACGCTCCGATCAACGCGGTCGAGCTCCGGATCACAGACACATACTAAGGGGCATTTATGGCAGGCATTGGAATGGTATTTCAACCTCGGAGGAACATCACTCCGAGCACGCTCACAATCGATTGGTCGATCGGTGCCAGCGATTACAGCCTCACGGACGACGGCGTCGGCAACCTGACCGGCAACGGATCTGGAACCGTGAACTACGGATCCGGCCAGGTCAACTTTAAGCCTAACCCGGCGCCGACTCCGGCTGATGGGGATTATTCTGTCAGTTACAACGAGTTCAGCGGATCCACAAAGAAAACCGACAGTGTCACGCCGACACAGGCGGAGATCACAAAGGCGCTGGCGGACAGCGATATCCGTCCGGGCTCGCTGGTGGTGGTTGCTCAGATCGAGCGGATCAAGGAATACGTCGACTATTCGACCTACGGCAGCGGCGGTACCGCCGACGAGCGCAGGACATACACCCTGGAGGCCGTGGCGCACGACGACGGTAACGGCAATCTCAAGCGCGACGGCGTGATCGTGGGATCCGTGGACTACGTCGCCGGCTCGGTCACCTTCGATATGCGCCAGAACTACAACTATACGGTTCTCGAGCAGGGCTCCGGCTTCCTGGCTCAGCAGTGGAAGCAGAACGGCACGACCGGTCTCGAGGACTACGACACCGGCACCGATATCACGTTCGCGTACACCGTGAGTTCGGATCCGGACACGGCGCAGGCGAAAACGATACCGATCCCTGGCTTGAAGATCGCGCTTATTCCTGGATCTCCTCGCCCGGTGATTCCTGGCTCGGTCCTGTTCACCTTTGGCGGCAAGACATATCGAGATCGGGCGGGAGCGATAATCACTGACTGGTCACCGGTGACAGATGCCGGCACGAATGCCGGCTCGATCGATTATTCGACTGGTATCGTCGAGCTGAGCACTTGGCCGGCGTCTCAGAACCTCGGTACCGCCGCGAATATTCTCTCCTGTCTAACTTGGCGAGGCGAGCGGACCAGTTATTACAGCAAGTTCCGGACGGCCGGCGCTCCGCTTCGACAGGCGTCGTTGATCCTGAGCGCGGTCACCGAGTCCGGCGTTGAGGTCAGTGTCCAGGCCGCCACTGACGGCACACTCACCGATGACGCGATCGCCTCGGGCAAGGTCGACACCGAAACCGGGATCGTTACGATCGAATGGGCCGAGCCGATTTTCCCGACCTCCCTCAAATACTCGGCCGTGGCCTACAAGTATTTGCCGCTGGATCCAGGTCTCCTGGGGCTGGATCCGACTAGGCTCCCGAGTGACGGCCGTGTCCCAATCTTCCTGCCCGGGGATGTGGGCGTATTCAGTCATACGATCGAGACCGAGGTCGCCAGTCCGACCGCCGGCGGTACCCTGACATTCACCAGGGATCACCAGGCGGAGGTGTGGGTGAAGGGTGCCAATGGCCTGGCACTGGATCCGAACAGCTACACGCTCGACCGCGAGACCGGTGTCCTGACGTGGAGCGATCCGCTGGTACTCCAGGACAGCGAGGGCGCCAGCATCACAACTCCGCTTACAGTCTACGACCGCGTCGAAGATATGGTCCTGATAACGGACGTGCAGGTATCTGGCCTCGTGGGCTTCAATGCGCAGCTTTCGCAGGCCTACCCGGCCGGAGAGGCGACCCTATCATCGGCGATCCTTCACGGCGATCTGCGGGCGCGCGTATACAACATTTTCCATCAGGCGAGCTGGACGTCTGAATGGTCAGATGATCCGATCGGTAACGACACCACCGCGAAATACAACGACGTGGCCTATCCGCTTGAGATCACGAATCAGGGATCGATTAAAGAGCGCTGGTTGATCCGCTTTACCACGTCGACCAGCTTCCAGGTCGTTGGCGAGACGGTCGGCGTCATCGGTAACGGAAACACGTCGACAGATGTCGCGATCTTAAACCCGGCTACTGGGGCTCCCTATTTCACGATTCGACAGGAAGGCTGGGGTACCGGCTGGAATGCTGGCAACTCGCTACGGTTCAACACTGACGGAGCGCAGGCACCGTTCTGGATTGCTCGTACCATCCTGTCCGGTCCCGCGACAGCGACCGAGGATTCATTCGCGACACAGAACCGGGGGGATGCTGACTAATGGCAGGTTCAGGATGGGATCCGACAGGTATCGAGGCGGAGATTACGATCAGTGGAGATGGGCAGACAGCAACCAGGACGGGCGACGAGACATTCGGAACCGTTAGAGGCATTGAGGGGCGGTCTAAAGGGCGTCGGTATTTCGAAATTTCACCAGGTGATGCCCCTGATGATAGTTTTTGTTCCGGTGGATTTGTTGGCGCTGGAGCAAGTTTAGATGTTGATCTTGGCACCGGTATGCCAATCGCTGGCGGATGGAAGCCAGCCTCCGGAACGTTCAGCTATAGCTATCCTGGTGGATCCGGAGCACGAGAAAATCAGCCGGATGTAAGTGCCGGTGTTCTCGGTATCCTGATCGACTTCGACGAGAAGACTTGCACGGTCTACAGGGACGGGGAAATCGACTGGGTTGAGTCTATGGACATTCCGAACGACACCGTTCTGTATCCGGCGGCCAGCCTTTACAGCGATACCACCATGACCTTGCAGACTGTCGAGCCTTTCCAGTTTCCACCGGCCGTTACGTTCATTGCTTGGGACAAGCCAGACAGTGCACTTGGGAGCCGTGTCGCCGGA